ACGCTTGACAGTCCAGTAACACTCTGTAATTTAGCTGCTAAGTGGCGTGGATTGTCATCAGCATTTGAATTGAGCGTAGATACAAACGGAGATGCGGCAGGTATAACGTATGCAGTAGCACAAACACAAGCGGCAAGCGGCACACCATCAGTAACGGCAGCACTTGCAATGATTGGTAATCGTTGGGATAATATGATTATCAATGCAATAGGCAGCGACAGTACTACATTATCAGCGTTTGAAACATGGAACGGCATACCTTCACAGACAGCCCCAACAGGTCGCTATACAGGTATTATAATGCGCCCAGCTACAGTATTTACAGGTAGCACATTGGCTAATCCATCAAGCCTTACAAGTGCAAGGCGTAATAATTGCACAATAGCAATTTCACCAGCACCAAATAGTAAAGGATTTGACTTTGAGGCGGCTGCAAACATGGTAGCATTGTATGCACCAATAGCGCAAAGCAATCCGCATATCGGTGCAGGTGGGTTAAATTACCCTGATATGCCAGTACCTTCAGACGGTGTGATAGGTGTGATGAGTGAATATAACGAACGTGATGCAATCGTTAAATTAGGTTGTTCTACAGTTGATTTGGTTGCAGGTGTTTATCAGATACAAGACATGGTAACGACTTACAGACCTATAGGCGATGCAGACCCTAAGTTTAGATTTGTACGTGATTTGTTTGTTGATTGGAATATCCGTTATGCTTACTACCTTAGAGAATTGCTATATGTAGTTGACAAGGTTATAACTAGCGATGGAGCGCAGGTAGCGGTAGGTAATACTATTACCCCTAAAAAATGGAAACAACTACTTGCAGCATTAGCGAATGAGTTTGAGCGTAGGGCGTTGATTGCAAGGGCTAGCTACATGATAGAAAATACTACAGTTGTAGTAAATTCTACTAATCCAAATCGTTTAGATACCGAGTTTGCTTATGAGCGTACAGGTGTAGCTAACATATCAAGTACAATGGCATTTGCTAATTCATATTTCGGAGAATAATACAAACTATAAAATAATTATACAATGGCAGTAATAGGTGGTGATATTGTCGATATATCAGTAGCACATGATACGGTAGGGGTATTTTCTCTGCGTGCAAAAAGTAACGAAGATGCTACTCGTGATTTGGGTGGTTTCCGTAACAATGACGATACTAACGGCTTAGATGGTGGCGGTCAAAACATCATCATTAAAAATCGTTTTAGGTGGATGTTTGAGGCTACTATATCAAGTGATGATAATGTAGCTGAGGACATGCAGAAGATAGTAGCGGTGGCAGCTAGTCCACTAGAAGCTAACTTTACTTATACCTTTGCATCGGGCGTTACAATGGGTGCTACAGGTACGTTTGTTGGCGATATCCAAGACGCTACCAATACTGCTACAATGACAATTAAAATGTCAGGTGCAGGTCAATTAATCAAACTATAATTAAGTATATGAACACACAAATTAACAAAGACACAGCAACAGAAGAGGTAAGTAAATGGCTTGAAACTATGCGTATTGCACCACGTAAGCGTGATGGTAAAACGGAGCAGATTAACAAGCTAATTGAAATGGTAATGTATGGTGAGGTTAGGTTTAATGAGCAAGGTAACCCAGTTCAAAAACTAGAAGAGCCACTACCAAATTATGAAGAGTTGGTATATGCTAATAGGATTAAAGTAGACGGTTTAATTTCGAAGGGTAAGTTAGAGAGTAGCGCAGACGCATTTACAACAACGTGTATTATGATTTCGAGTGCAACAGGTATATCGGTGGCATTGGCTAAGAAATTAGATATGAAAGATTTGGAAGTGCCAAGTGTTATTTTATCTTTTTTTCAATAAACCCCGAAGACATAAACAACGCTATAAAGACAGTAGTCAGAGAGCATCATTGGAAGCCTGCCGTAATAGGTGGGCTTTTTTTAGATAATTGGGATTTTCGGGGGCTATATTATTGGTATGAGGATATTGTGGCGGTTAATGAGGAGATAAAAGCACAAACAAAAAAGAAGTAAATGAACATAGCAGCATTAACCATACCAGCGATATTTACGGCAGTTGACAGGCTAACAGCACCATTCAAGCTTATGAATAGTTCTGTTAGCGGTTTTGCACGTAATGCCGAGGTAGCTGCTGCAAGGGCAGATAGGGCGTTTAATAAAATGTTACCTTCGTTTGGTGAAAAGACAAATGAGGTAGTTGATTATGCAAAAGGCATAGCTACGGTAGCTACTGCGGCAGAAGCTATTACATTTAGTGCCACATCTATACTTGATTATGAGGATGAGTTAGCTAATTTAAAAGCGTTAACGGGTGCAACAGGTGAGCAATTTGAGGGCTTTAAATTGCAGATTGCGGAGGTAGCAAAAGAAAGTAAAAAAAGTTCCGTAGATGTAGTAAAGGCATTTGGTTCGATTGCTAATAACATGCCTGAATTATTGGAAAATGCTAAGGACTTATCGGATGTTACTAAGGCAAGTATATTATTAGGCAAGGCGGCAAGGATGGAAACAGAGGCGGCAGGTAAGGCAGTAACTGACATATTAAATCAATACGGCAAAGGTGCTGAAAGTGCAGGTAAGTTAGTTGAAATGCTTGCGGCTGGTAGTGTTGCTGGTAGTAGTGAAATTAATGATACTCAGGAGGCTTTAAAGAAATTTGGTACAGTTGCAGCAAACATAAATGTAAGTCCACTTGAGTCTATTGCTGCTATTGAGTTGGTGAGTAAGTTTGAGAAGGGTGCAGAGGCGGGTACTAAACTAAGAAATATACTTTCCGAAATGGCTAAGGGTGAGGGGGCAATAACCCCTAAAGCTCTTGAAGTAATGAGGCAATACGGTGTAGATGTAAACAAAGTATCTAATACATCAGTTCCCTTTGCGGAAAGGCTTAAAGAGTTATCTAAAATATCGGGTGACACATCTGCTGTAATGCAAGTATTTGGTAAAGAAAACCTTGCATTAGCAACTGGATTACTTCAAAATGCGTCTTTATTGCCTGACTACATTAGTAAGGTTGATTCAGTAGGTGAGGCTACCCGAATGGCGAATGAAAATACTAATACGCTAAGGAATAAACTAGCCGAAACTGTAAATACATTTGTTACATATATAACTACATTGCAAAAAACAAGTTTTGGATTAAAAATAGCAAGTGGTTTTTTAGGTTGGCTTGCTGATAACATGGGATGGATATTAGATATAGCTGTACCATTATTGGGTATCTTAATAGGTGTTAAGGCGGCTATATGGGGTATATCATTGGTGTCTAAGGCAGCGGCAGCATGGACATTTGCCTATGAAATTGCGGCAGGCATAGCAACTATAACAAATGGCACATATGCCACATCTTTACTTGCTACTGAAGGGGGGTTATATGCATTGGCTATAGCATCAGGAATAGCGGAGGCGGCACAATGGTTATTGAATACTGCTTTTTACGGTTTCCCAGTTGTTTGGATAATTGCAGGCATTGCGGCACTAATATACATTATTGTTAAATTGGTGCAACATTGGGATAAAGTTAGAGAGGCTTTTAAGGTTGGGGGTATATTGGGTGCTATAAAAGAAATTGGAAAGGTGTTATTAGATGTGGTATTAGCACCACTACAGGCAATACTGTCAATTATAGCCAAGATAACGGGGGCTGATTGGGCTAAGAATGGAAAGATGGCTATTGAGGTATTCCGCACCAATATGGGTACATATACACCTGAAAAAGAAGGGGCAACAATGCCAGCAGTTAGCAGCAAGGTTACAGAGCAAAATACATTGTATGAAAGAATACAAGAAAGCAGCAAAAAAGAAAAGATTGAGTTATCTTACAACAATATGCCGAGCAATGTTAATGTAGCGGCAACGGCAGGTATAGCGGTTAAAGGAACTACTACAATGATGGGGGGTAACTTATGACGGACATAGAAATATTTGAAAGTGGTAACGGTGGCGAAATAAGGCTAAATGGCAGCGATATAAATACGGTTGAGGGTATCACCAACATGCCGTACTTATCATGCTTTGGTGGGGCTGATTGGTGGGGTAATGCACTATTACCCGAAGATGTAGGGCAACAGCATACAGCTACTACAGAGGAAACTTTGAGAGTAACACCGTTAAGTAGTTCAGGTAGACCAGTGATAGAAAGGGCGGTTAGTAATGATTTGGCATACCTTACAGAACAGATTGCAAGTACTACCGTAGTAGTTAGCAGTAGCATACCGCAGACGAACAGAATAGACATGAGTGTTAATATCAATGGAGAGGAAGTATTTTTAATGTGGCAACCTAACTTATAATAATGGCAACGATAAAAACAAAACAACAGATATATGATGAGATAGTACTAGACTTAGAAAATAAGTTAGGTATTACATTATCTACATTTGGCAGGGTGTTACTAAGAATACTTGCATTGGTTTATGCAGGTGCGTTAAAGCTAGTATATTTATCTATTGGTTTTGTGCAAAAGAATGTAGCACCTGACTTAGCAGACCCCGAAGAGAAAGGCGGTACACTTGATAGGTTTGGATTGCTTAAATTAGGTCGTAGGCGTTTCCCAGCTACACAAGCGCAATATACAGCTACGGTAACAGGCACAACGGCAGCAGTGATACCAGCAGGCACAACATTTAAAAGCGATAGCAACGCTTTAAATGCGGGTTTTTTGTTTATCCTAGATAATGCCTACACTATGCCAGCAGGCACAGGAACGATAACAATACGTGCGTTAACGGCAGGTAGTGAAAGTAGGTTAGTAGTTGGTAATACATTAACAGCTACAAGCCCAATTAATGATGTTAATAGGGGCATTACAGTAGCTACAGAAACGGTTATACCACAGGCAGCGGAAACGGTTGAAGAGTACAGGACTAAGATAATACAGGCGTATAGGATTGAGCCACAGGGCGGCAGTAAGGGTGATTATAGATTGTGGGGATACGATGCACAAGGTACAAGAGAAATATACCCCTATGCAAGTAGTGGTAATAATAACGAAGTAGATATATATGTTGAGGCTACCATTGCAGATAGTACAGACGGTAGGGGTACTCCAACACTAGCAATATTAACAGATGTAGAAGATGTGATTGAAGCCAGCCCCGATGTAACCCTAACACTTGCCGAGCGTTCACGTAGACCGTTAGGCGTATTTTTAGTAAATGTTTATCCGATTGTATTGCGTGAGATAGATATTAATATTGCGTCATTTGCAGACCTTACGGCAGGTAAGCAAGCGACTATATTAGCAGCTATTACAGAGGCTTTATATGATGTTAGACCTTTTATTGCAGGCATTGACATTGTGGCAGAGAGGAACGATATATTTGATACTAATAGGATAGGTGCGATAGTATTATCAGCGTTGGCAGGTAGTAGTTTTGGCACAATTACTATGCGTGTTGATGGTGTCATAATGTCAAGCTATCAATTTGATAATGGCGAAATTCCATATCTTGACACAATAACTTACGTATAATGGGAGATAGAATATTTAGGTTATTAAGGTTACTATATCCGAGAGGTAGGGCGTTCAAATTGCCCTATCTCGGTACGTTTTGGAAGTTAACAGATGCACTTAGCTTATCATTAGCAAGGGCGGCAAGCGATGGCGTAAGTATATTGGATAGCATTATACCTGACAATGCCAATTTTACGGCACAAGATGCAACAGATTGGGAGCGTAGGTTGGGTATGATTACTAATAGTACAGTATCATTGACTGATAGAAAGTTGGCTATATATCGCAAGATGGCACACCCTAATGGACAGCCAGCAAGGCAGCACTATCTATTTATTGAATTTCAGTTAAGGTTGGCAGGTTTTGATGTACGGCTATATGAAAATAGGTTTTTAGTTGGTTCACCTGCGGTAATGGAAACCAAAACACCTAGCGATATATTAGGTATTCCAATAGGGTTGGCTATTTACGGCGATGTGTCTTATGGTGAAACTGCTTATGGTAGCGGTTGGATAGATGAGGGTATTACGATTATAGCAAATAATTTGGAGGCGGTAAGGGATGCCACTTTTGATTTTGGTGCAAATTATCGCAGTACATTTTACATTGCAGGCAGCACAATTACTACCTTTGCTAATGTAGATGCAGATAGGGAAATTGAATTTAGGGAATTAGTATTAAAATTAAAGCCAGCGCAAACGGTGGCGTTCGCATTTGTAAACTATATATAATATTATGGCACGTAAAATAACAGATTATAACGGTACAGTAGTTGCAGTAGGTGGTGCATATCCTTACGGAGATATTAAGGACAATCCGAGCGGTACGATTATAGACCGTAAGAGTAATGCAGATTTGCAACAGTTTTTTCAAAAGTTGGCAGACAGCGCAGGTATAACGCTTAATAGTTTAGCCGATAATTCCACTAATGGTTTTCAGCTAACAGAGGCTTTGAGCAAGGTTATAGGCAACCATGCAGCGCAGATAGTTGTTAGTTTAATTGGTGGTGCGTATGACCCGACAAAGGTGTATATTTTGTGGGGTTGTGCTACTAGGTCGGATAGTGGTTTTGCTTTGTATGATGGAGAGTTATATTATATACAAGGTAATGCAGGTTCGCCATGTGGCGGTGCGTTAGTTGATATAGTTACGGTATTTAGCCCAGTATTATATACTAATGGCGTACAAACATTACAGATTGCATGTGGCACAAGCGGTACAGGTATTGCGAATTTTGCGAATGTTATTTATGTGAATAAATGGGTAGATGTACGGACTACAATAACAATAGGTAGTGGTGCAGGTGGTTCATTTACTGTAGATTTAGCAGACATAATTTATGCTAAATACCTTTTACGTGGCAAGACAGTAACGTTTCAAATGTTACTCACAGGATTTAGTGTTACAAGTTCGCCAGCATTTATGACTGTTACATTCCCTTTTTTACCATCAGATATAGCAGAACCTATGTCTTATTTAGGGGGAGTGTACACATCTCCTACAGGTATAATAAAAGAACCGCTAATAGTTGAAACACAAAACGGAGCAACAGAATTTATAAGAATATACTCGCCTGCAAGTGGGTGGGTTGTAGGTACAGATGACAGTGGATTAAGTGTTTCAATTACTTTTGAGATTGACTAACGCCAGTAGGTAAACGGTGCATTTGGGTGGTGCAAAGTAGGGTACAATCTAAGTGTATCGTTTACCAAAAAATAACCGTATTGTGCAAACTTGCTACCGTCATCAAGCAGATAGTAGATTGAATCAGTAGATACGGCATAAGGATAGAATGGCTGTCTGTCTACCGACATTAAACTGTCAGTAAAGCAGAGTGAGCCATACGAAGATGACCAACACCCACTATTTATTTTAGGAGGTACAGGTGGATTAACAGGAGGGCAAGCAGGCTGTTTGCCACAAGAAACAAAAGAGATTAAAGCGATTGCAAGTAGTGTGTGTTTCATTTTTAGTTTAGTTTTGTGCAAACATAATGAATGTATTTCTAAATATCAATAGTAGCGAAGTTGTAACATATACGGCAAGGCTAGAACGTATGCGTAAATCAGCGTTACCAAATGCTATAAGAAACACATTGAGTAAGGCGGCATTAGATGTGAAACAAAACACCATGCCAAAGAGTGCAAAGCGTACATTTATACAACGTAAGCCACAGTTTTTTAAGGCAGCTAGTACAGTAGTATTTGCAAAAGGTAGCGACATATCACAAATGAAGTCAGCAGCAGGTTTCAAGCAACTACCCAATGATAAAGGTAGGGCGGTAGATGACTTAAAGCAACAAGAGTTTGGGGGCAAAATAGGCGGTAGAGATTACGTAGCGTTAAAGGGTGCAAGGTCTGCAAAATCATGGCATAAAGGGGTACGTAAAGACCTAAGAATATCGGCACTTGATAGAATGATTGATAGCGATAAGGCAAGCGGTAAAAATGATAAACAAAAGTTTGTTAAATCTGCAATTCATGCAGGTAAAGGGGGTTTAGTTAGGGGTAATATTAAAAATAGTAGTGGGGCTAGAACGATATATTTAGTAAACAAAGTAATGCGTAAAGGCAAAAATACTGTAATAGGTAAGACGGCAGTTTATAGCGAAAAAAATAATAGGCAAGTAAAACCACCAGCTACACATTTTATGGGTAAGGCGGCAGAACAAAGCAGTAAAAGAGTAGAACAAATATTTATTAATGAGGCGGCAAAACAATTAGCTAGAATATGAGTTGGATTGAAAAGATGGCACAGCCATACGTTATTAAAATGGGTGACGGTGCAGAATACCGACCGAAGTACATACCTACTCAAATTCAGCAGGCGTTCAATATGTCGTTATTTGAATTTCCAAATGTAGCAGGTACAGTAGTTGAGCGTAAGAATGTAAAGGGTGAGCGGTATTCGTTAGATGTATATTTTGATGGGGATAATCATTTGGACTTAATGGAACGGTTTAAACAATCGGCACGTAATCCAAAGTATTGGACAGTTCAGCACCCGATGTACGGCACATTGTATGTACAGCCATTAGAACTAACATACGACAATAAAGACTATAATGTTAGCCATATTACAGGGGTAATGATTGCAACGGTTATAGGCAAAAAACCAACAAAAAAAGATGCACAAAGTAAGATAGTAGCGGATAAACTTGCTATTGATAAGTTGCAAGCCGATACGTATGCAGTGGATATACAGACCCCAACATTAGCCGATGTACAAGAGTATAAGGGTAATCTATCAAAGATGTATAATGATGGCGTAAATGGCGTAGGAACTACATTAGATGCACAAGTGTACTTTAATGCTTTTACCGCAGCCAATACAGGGCTTAACAATCTTATAGCAAAGCCAGCAGCAGCAGTAAGATTAGCACAAAGAATGATTGAAGCCCCTTATAACTTTGCGCAAACGGTAAAGGCTAGAATGATGCTATTTTTACAGCAAATCAATACATTAAATAGAAGTTTAGATACTATACTTAACAGGAAACAAAAGCGGCAGTATGAAACAAATGTAGGGGCTATTATTACCGCAATGGCTAAGACTACAGTAACTAATACAGATGGCAGTTACAGGAATAGACCCGATGCGATTGCCATAGCCGATATACTTGCAAATGCGTATAACGGTTATATAATTAATCTTGATAGCTTACAAACTGCTACAGGTGGTAGTGCCGATGGGTATATACCCGATTATGATAGCGTGTCGGGTATTACGGAATTGATTACCTTTGCTATAAATAATCTTTATAATGTTGCGGCAGATGGTAGGCTACAGGTTACATTTAGATTAGAAGAAGATACAGACCCGATTAACCTAACACAAAGGCTATACGGTGCAGACCCTACAGATGAGTTTTTGAATGAGTTGTTAGATGCTAACATGATAGGATTAAGCGAGATATTTATAATACCAAGAGATAGGTTAATCACATACTACGAAAATGCAAATTAAGATTGAAGATGTTGTTATTGATACATACACAAACCTTAGACTAACAGTAAGGTATGATAGCCTTGTATCTGATTTTCAATTTTCGGTATTATACAATCCTAACAATGCCACACATAGACGCATATATAAGCCGTTAGGTTATCAGCGAATAGTTATCAGCGATGGCGGAAGTAGATTGCTAACAGGTACGGTATTAAATATTGAGTATGAGGATAGCCCCGAACCTACACTAATAACATTGTCAGGGTATAGCCGTACAGGTGTATTAGAAGATTGCCAAATACCTTTAGAAGAGCCACAACAATGGTTTACATCTAACCTTAAAGAGATTACAGAAAAGTTAATAGAGCCATTTGATTTGAAGTTGGTTATAGACCCACTAATAGCGCAATATGTAAATATAAATTACGCAAATGTTGAGGCTAAAGAAACACAAAGTATTAAAGATTTTTTAGCAAAAATAGCAAGTCAGAAACACGTTATTCTTACCCATGATGAATTTGGAAACGTAAGATATACAAAAGCTAGAGTAGGCAGTGAAACAACTACAGATGATACACTAACAACGGTTACAGTTACACCAGTGGCGGCAGACATAGACGGTGCGGCAGACTATAACGCACAAAGGATAGTAGTAGCGGTTACTTATGAGCCAGTATTTACATTTAATGGCACTAATCCAAATACTAAAATAAAGCTAGTTACCAACGGTCAAAACATGCACAGCACTATATCGGTTGTAAAGCAAAGTGATGTGGTAGATGTGCAACAGGTAGTAGATGCTACTATTCCTAACCCATACGTGCAATCAGTTTATAGACCTAATGTAAGCGTACAATCTGCAAGCACAGGAGGGGATGTACCAATTACGGCAAGAAATATTTTATCAGAAGAATTAAAAAATATATCTTTAACTATTGAAAGTAATAGTTGGTATTTTGGAAAGACATTAGCAAAAGTTAATAACATGGTAAATGTGATTAGTCCTAACTGTTTTCTATTTACAAAAACATTATTTTTTATACGTGAGGCAACATATAGCGGTGATGCTGAAAAACAAATACTAACTTTGAATTGTTGCTTACCTGATGTATTTACAGATGGTGAGCCTAAAAATATATTTGGATAATGTTCTTAGCAAATGTACTAGGTAGCGTAATTAGGGGTACTAGGAGAATAGTACAGGTATCGCTATTTAAAAAAGCTAGGGAAATACCACAGGCACTACCGTATGGAGTTGACAGCGCACCAGTTAGGGAAATGGTAGCGGTATATGCTAATACGGCAGATATGGGTAATAGTGTGATAGTTGGGTATGTGTATAAAGATGCAGTTGCAGAAGTTGGTAGTATAAGGTTGTATAGTGAGAATGGTTATGTATATTTGAGGGCTAACGGTAATTTGGAGTTATTGGGGGATAGTAAGCACATGGTAAGATATGAGGAACTAGAAACAGGATTTAACAGTTTAAAGCAGTCGGTTACGGATTTAGTTACTGTATTTAATGCACACACCCATACATCTACAGCTCCTACTACACCTACAAGTACCCCATTATCGGCAGCCATACCACCAACAGCAACAATTACAGGGGCTAAAATAAACGAAATAAAAACATTATGATAGAATATAGCAACGCATTAATGTACGTAACAACAGCCGCTACCATTCAGGATAGGTTGGTTAAGATACGTTTAATTATAGATAAACTTTATATCCTTGCATCAAGTACAAGCGATGCAGGTAATGGCATATATGAGAGTTACGAACTTGATGACGGTCAAGTAAAGATAGCTGCTAAGTATCGCAGTTCAAAACAGATACAAGCGGATATAATAGCGTATGAGAGAATGGAAAATAGGTATCTTGCACAATTAAACGGCAGAAGGTACATTTTACGTGACGGTCAAAACTTTAGAAGAGTATGTTAAAGATATTTGGATTTGAGATTGGTAAAGCAAAGCCTGAAAAACAGGCAGTAAGCACACGCCCCGTAAGGCGTTTTTACCAATACGATATATTTGATGGCGAGAAAAATGCAGGTGCAGTCGGACCAGTAAAGGATTATTTTTTAGATACGCAAGTATTAAGGGCTAGGTCATGGCAGTTGTATTTGGAGAGTGAAATATGTTCAATGGCTATTAACCGTCTTGCAAGGTGGGTAATAGGTAAAGGGCTTGATTTGCGTTCTATACCTGAAACATCATATCTTGCTACCGAAGGGATAAAGCTAAATAGCGAGACATTTAATAATGTAGTTGAAAGTAGGTGGCAAGTATTTGCTAATAGTTGCACTGCTGATTATAGCAACAAACGTAATTTACATGAGTTGGCTAATGATGCGTTAGTAAATGGTAAGGTTGGGGGCGATGTGTTGGTAATATTGCGTATCATAAATGGTTCGCTAAGGGTACAGCTAATAGACGGTGCGCACGTAAGCAATCCGATGTCTACAGGTGTAGCTATCACAGGTGCAGATTTTATTTACAATGGCAATATAGTACGTGATGGTGTAGAGATAAACAGCGAAGGCAAGCCAATAGCATACCATGTAAAGTTTGAGCCGTTTAATTGGGAAAGAATAGAGGCGTATAATAGCAAGACAGGGCAAAAGATGGCATGGCTTTATAGTGGCAATCAGTTTAGGCTTGATGACTATAGGGGACTTGCTATGTTAGCTACAGTAATCGAAAGTGCAAAAACACTAGACCGATACAAAGAGGCTACAGTTAGCAGTGCAGAAGAAAGGGCTAAAATAGCTTACTATATCAAGCATGGTACACAATCAGATGAAGAAGATATATTTGCTAAAAATGCGACCAAGATAAGTAACTATAACGACCAAGATGATGTACCAGTTGATAAGTTCGGTACTATGTTAGCTGAGAACATATACGCCACTACTAACAAACAGACATTTAACATGCCGAGAGATACGGCTATTGAATCATTAGAGAGTAAACAAGAGTTACACTTTAAGGATTTCTTTATGACTATATCAAACGATATATTTAGTGCGGTAGGAATACCACCGAATGTAGCACGTATGATGTACGATAGTAATTTCAGCGCAAGTAGGGCAGCGTTAAAAGATTGGGAACATACGTTAGATGTTGAGCGCAAAAACTTTGCAAACGGCTTTTATTTACCTATATATTCTGTATGGTTAGATATTGAGGTAGCAAAAAATAAAGTACAGGCACAAGGATATTTAAGGGCTTTAATGTCAAAGGATTATTTAACTTTAGAAGCGTTTAAGGCAAGCGCATGGAGAGGTGCAAACGTACCGCATATAGACCCAGTTAAAGAGGTAACAGCCGAGAGATTGAAGCTAGGCAAGATGTTTGAGGATAAGCCCCTTACCACACTTGAAAATGCTACTATTAACGTTAACGGTGGCGATAGTGAGGATAACATGGAGCAAGCCGCAAAGGAAATAGAGCAAGCGGAAAACTTAGGATTGAAATACATAGAACCGATAGTAGTACCAATAAACACAAATAACAATGCAACAAATTAGCATTTTACACCCAAGTTATAAACGCCCACAGTTAGCATTACAATGCTATTTGGAATGGATGTCAAAAGCGGTATATGCCGAAAACATAGAGTATATATTGTGCCTTGCACAGAATGACCCATACCTTAGTGAGTATATGGAAACATTCAGAAGTACTAAGGCTATACGCATTATTCACCCTGAAAACGGATTGGTAAAGCAAGTAAATGCGGCAGCACATGAAGCAAGTGGAAATATATTAGTAGCGGTATCTGATGATTTTAGTTGCCCTAAAGGATGGGATAAGGATTTACTTTTTGGCACTACAGGAAACAAATGTTTTGCGGTAAAAATTAATGATGGTTTGCAACCATTTATAATGACATTACCCATTATGGATAGGGCTTTTTATGACAAAGTAGGCGGTCATATTTACCACCCCGAATACTACCATATGTACGGAGATGAAGAGTTAGCAAATGTAGCTAAGTTGCTAAAGTGTACGATTGAACTACCTTTATTATTTCCACATAACCACTACAGTACAGGAGTGAATAAAAAAGATGAGGTAAATGCGCAGAATGATAGTTACATGATGGTTGATAGGGTTACATTTAAGAATAGGAAAGCTATAAACTTTGGAATATAATGTTACTAAGCATACTGATACCTACAATAGAAAAACGGCACGAAATGTTACAATCTTTATTATCTGATTTGCGTAAGCAGATAGGTGATAATGAGATTGAAATAATAGTATGTGATATTAAAAATGCAACTATAGGGGATAAGCGCAATAGATTGCTAAATGCTGCAAATGGCGAGTATCTTGTATTTATTGATGATGACGATACAATAAGCGAAGATTATATTTACTGCATTACTCAGGC